CTCGCCTTGGCTAACCGTTATCAACCAATGGTTGAATAATCCTGTTAATCAAAGTACCGATATAACCATTGAAAAATTACTTACCGAAGCAATCGAAAAACCAGTGGAACGTCAAACAAAATCCGACACCATGACCGTCTCATCTATTCTCAAAAGTTTGAAGTATGAGAGAAAGAAAAAAAGAGTTGAGGGAACACCTAAATGGGTTTGGAACTTGCAAAAGTTGTAAGTTCCCTCCTGTTCCCTCCTCTGTTCCTACGGGTGGGAACGCTCAAAAATCCCTCGCCATCTATCTTCTTACTATATGTTCCCTATGTTCCTATGTTTTTATATATAAATATAGAGATAGGTATATATAGGGTATATATATAGCTCAGGTAAGTTTGTAAGGAAGGTGGTACACACTAGGAACGTGGGAACACTATCTAATCTCATTTCTGTCTCATGCACGTCTCAAAAAAGAATCAACCCGTTGTTGATCGCCTCATTATGTTGCTCGCTCAATCTGAATATGTTGCGGACGCAATCTTGGATAATGCTCTTGAAGAACAAGAGCGTTTAGATCCCAAAGTTGTTGCTGGTTTGATGCAATATCTTGTCAGAGTTGCAGATATACTCAATGCTGCAGAACAAGCTGATTTAAAACCGATAACCGAGGAATAAGCTATATTTTGCTTATGGCTTCAATACAAGATTTAAAAAGCGACCATAAAAATGCTCGCAAAAGAACAGATCGTTCTTCTTCCTTAATCAAAAAATCTTTAGAAAAATTTGGTGCGGCTCGTTCAATAGTTATAGATGAGGACAACAGAATCCTTGCTGGTAATGGAACCATAGAAGGAGCAAAAGCAGCAGGAATAAAAAACCTTCGAGTGATAGAAACAGATGGCAAAGAAATTATTGCTGTAAAAAGAACTGGACTAACAGAGGAGGACAAAGTTGGTTTGGCTCTTGCTGATAACAGAACCTCTGACTTATCCGACTGGGATATTGAAATGCTTAAACAGCTTTCAGAAGAACAGGATTTAGAGCCTTGGTTTGATGAAGGTGATCTTACTGAACTGATAGGAGAACCAGAAAAAATTGAAGGCTTAACCGATCCTGATGATGCTCCTAAAGCACCAGAAGAACCAATAACAAAAGAAGGTGATTTATATATTCTTGGAAACCATCGCCTTTTATGTGGCGACTCTACAAATATTGAGCATGTAGAAACTTTAATGAATGGAAAGAAAGCAGATATGGTTTTTACAGATCCTCCTTATGGATGCAATATTAAGGGAGGAGCTAATAGTAGTAATTTAATTGCAGGAGATTTAACTCAAGTAGCTATTCCATTTTCTTTTGATTTAGCAGTTGAAAGAGCAACAAAGGATGATGCTAGATTTTATTTTTGTGGTTCAGAAGGAAATATCTCTTTATATGGCAAATTGTTTGATCGGTTTTTACATCAACTTCCAAGACATTTGATTTGGGTAAAAAATGGTTTTGTAATGAAACCTAATAATTACCATAATCAATATGAAATTATTTTCTTTGGTTATAAACCAAAAGGAGGTGGATTAGATCATTGGTACTCAGGTCGCACAGAAGCAGAAGCTTCTGATATTTGGGTTATTAAAAGAGATCCATCTAAAGGATATATGCATCCAACACAAAAACCGATAGAACTGCCAGAAAGAGCAATTACTAATAGTTCTCCTGTTAATGGTCTGGTTTATGAACCTTTTTGTGGTTCTGGATCGACTCTTATTGCTTGTCAAAAGAATAATAGAGGATGTTATTCGATGGAGTTAGACCCTAAATATTGCGATGTCATCGTCAAAAGGTGGGAGGATTTTACTGGCAATAAAGCAAAACATGTAATATCTAATTAATGGCAACAAAAGGAACCCAAGCTGAAACCGTAGTTCGAGCACAAAAGTTTGCTCGGATTATTGCTAATGGTGGCAGAAGATCGGACTGTGTTCGTTTTGCGTCCGAGAACTGGGGGGTTGGAGAAAGAGCCGTAGATAAGTATTTACAGATAGCTAGGGAGCAACTGAAGGCCGATTGGGACATAGAACGGCCTCAGATGGTGGCAGATTTATTAAGCCAATGCAGCACCTTGCAGATGGAAGCCAGAAGGGCGGGGCAATATCACATTGCACTTGGGGCAATTAATACAGCAGCTAAATTAGCTTCTCTTTGTTCGTGAGTATTCTTGCCGAAGTAGAGAAAGGACATATCCTCCATCAAGTTGGATCGTTTGGATTACCAACAGCTCAAGAGGCAATCACAAAAATATATGAGGGTCTTTTACCTCATCAAAAATTATTTTGTGATGATATTTCTCACCGCAAACTGGCGTTAGTGTGTGGCTTTGGAGCTGGTAAAACTCACGCTTTAGTTTCTAAAGCTTGCATCTTGGCAGCAAAAAATATTGGTTTTGTTAGTGCTGTCTTTGAACCAACTTCTCCAATGCTCAGAGATATTTTGATTCGTTCTTTTAATGAGCTTCTAGAACAGTGGAAAATACCTTACGAGTTTCGAGTGTCGCCTTTGCCTGAATACAAATTACTTTTTGAAGAAGGAAATCATACGATTTTGCTTAGAACAATTTTGACTTATCAGCGTTTAAGAGGTCAGAACTTATGTGCTGTTGGCTTTGATGAAGCAGATACCGTTGGACAGTATGACGCAGAGCAAGCACAAACAATGGCACTTGCCAGATTGAGGTCAGGCAATGTTCAGCAGTTTTATGTTTCTACTACTCCAGAAGGATATGGATATTGCTTTAAAACTTTTGAAAAGGAAGCAAAACCTGATACTGCTTTAATCCGTGGAAGAACAATGGATAATCCATTCCTTCCAGAAGGCTTTATTGATTCGTTAAAAGAGAATTATCCACCTCAATTAATAGCCGCTTATCTTGAAGGGCAATTTACAAATCTAACAACAGGACAAGTCTATGATCGTTTCTCAAGAGACATTCATGTAAAAGATAAATTGCCTAATTATGAAGATGAAGTTTTGCGTTGTGGTATTGATTTCAACATCCAGAATACAAATTGCGTCATAGCGGTGCGGGACGGAAACAAGCTCGTCATAATTGATGAAATTGTGAAAGCTCACGACACTGACGCATTAGCGAAAGAGTTGGTTAGACGCTATCCAAGAAGAAAAATTCTTGTCTATCCAGACGCATCAGGAGGGAACCGTTCAACAAATGCAACACGCACCGATATATCCATACTCGAAAGTTATGGGTTCACGAATCAAAGCCCCAAATCGAATCCAGCAATCAAAGATAGAGTCTCGTCTGTTCAAGCTCTTTTATGTAACGGCAAAGGAGAATCAAGGTTGGAGATTAGCTCCAGTTGCAGAGCCTTAATTGAGACTCTTGAGTTACAATCATGGGATGAGAAAACGGGTGATCCCGACAAGCAAAATGGGTATGACCACATGAATGATGCACTTGGTTATGTTATCTGGAGAGAGTTCAATCCTTTATATGCTCGATCAGGAAGAGGAACGGGTATTAGAATTTATTAGCTTTTATCTATAAACTGTTTACATAGTGTCGAGGTTTAATCGTGTATAGCGGCTATCAGCATTACAACCGAGAAAAAGCCGCCGCAGGTGTGACGGTAGAAGACCCATGTTTTGCTTGGCAGAATATGGAACCGCATTGGATTTTAAGTGAAGATTTACAAAGCGGAACTTTTGGTATTAGGAAAAAGCACAGGAGATATTTACCGCAAGAACCAAGGGAGTTAGATGATCAATATGACAATCGTTTAGCTCGTTCTGTTGTCCCTCCATATCTGCAACGCATTGAGAAAATGTTGGGCGGAATGTTAGTTAGAAAGCCTGTTCGATTAAATGATGTTGGTGATGTCATAAGAGAGCAGTTGTTTGATGTTGATCTACAAGGAAACGATCTAAATGTATGGACTTATGAAACAGCACGATTAGCAGTTAGATATGGACACGTTGGTGTTTTAGTTGATGCTCCAGCAGCAGGACAAAAAGGCCGTCCATATTGGGTGACTTATACCCCTAGAGAAATTCTTGGTTGGAGGACAGAAATTATTGATGGGATGCAGAAATTTACACAGCTAAGGCTGTTAGAAAAAGTATTTGAACCAGATGGTGATTATGGAGAGAAAGAAGTTGAGCAGGTAAGGGTATTAACGCCAGGAGCTTTTGAGATCCACCGCAAAAATGAAAAGAGTGGTGAATATGATTTATATGAAGAAGGAACAACATCATTAACAGATATTCCTTTTTCTGTTGCTTATGCAAACAGGGTGAACTTTATGGAGTCACGCCCACCGATGGAGGACATAGCGGAATTAAATTTAAAGGCATATCAAATTCAATCTGATTTAGATAATCAGCTTCATATCAGTGCTGTTCCGATGTTGGCCTTTTTTGGCTTTCCTCAATCAAGTGAAGAAGTAAGTGCTGGACCAGGAGAAGCAATTGCCTTTCCTGCTGAAGGTAAGGCTGAATATATTGAGCCAGATGGAAAAAGTTTTAATGCACAATTTGAGCGTTTAGACCGCCTTGAAAAGCAAATAAATAATCTGGGGTTAGCGGCTGTGTTAGGACAAAAATTATCCGCAGAAACAGCAGAGTCAAAACGAATAGACCGATCTCAAGGAGACTCAACAATGATGGTCGTTGCACAGCAGATGCAGGATATGATTGATAACTGTCTTCTTTATCATGCGAATTATTTAGGAAGCAACGAAGCTGGAAGTAGTTTTGTAAATCGTGATTTCTTAGCAGCTCGTCTTGATCCGCAAGAGATAGGAAGTTTGCTTCAGTTAT